CTGGGTTCGCTGCTTTAATAAGGTCTTCTCTGATGTTTCCTCTTTGAACAGTGATAATCGGACAAATGGTTATAGCCTTTTTTAAATACTCTACATGTTCATATACAAACTTGGGCTCCCACCCTGTGTCTGCAAATATCATGTAATCTGGTTTATGTTTTGTTAATCCTTCTTGTGCCATGAGCGCCAAACAGGATGACTGAACCCCTGCACCGAGTGATAGAACCCGCATGGTCGGCTCTCTTTTGTTTCCTTCTTCGTCAAAGTACTCTGGTTCTTTTGTTGCTGCAACTGCTGCCATATTGTTGAGCTTCTTTTGATCAACTTTCGTAGACATTTGTTCAAGAACTTTTCTTCTCTCATATTCCATCTGCTCCGGATTAATTGCAAAATTGTTTTTCTTTATCGTTGCTCTAGCTTTTCCTTGTTCTCTGTACCCGGGTTTTTTAGTCTCTGTCATAGGCCTCTAGTTCTCTAATTGTTCTGATTATTTTTTGCGTATAATATACGTCTTCAGCATATATTGCAAGTGTCTTGGCTAATCTCTCTAAATCAATTTTATCGCTAAAATGTTGACTTATTCGCTCACTTCTAAACTTATAATAATGATGATTGTGATTTAACAAATCAATATAATATGAGATGGATTCGCACTTTGTCTCAAAGATCCTAAGCCCCCACGTCGCATTAGGATTATCTAGCGGCTTTAGTTGATCATCACCTGGGTCAAATGTGCGTATCCCAAGGAGGTTGTTTGCTTCCACAGCAAATCTAGACTTACCCCAATTTGATTCATGCACTGCTTGCGCAACAATTAAATCAACAGGCACTCTATCTTGTTCTGCGTGCATAGAATTAAGATGCAATGCACAAGCTCGCACTTGTTCTACAAATTCATCGTTGTTTGTGTAATCCATAATAGGATTAAATGTTAAACAAACCATTAGTGTTTTACATATCCAACTCATTGTCCCCAACTTTCTCCTAGATCTATATCAACTTTAGATGGCACTTCTAATTTTACACATGTTTCCATGACCTCTTTTATTTTTTTAGCTTGTCTTTCATCTTTGACAGAACAATCTAATTCATCATGTACTTGTATCAATGGTACAACTTTTAATTGTTCATACACATCTACCATTGCTTTTTTTGTTTGATCTGCAGCTGATCCTTGAATTAGCCTATTAAGAGCCTTGTATGTACCATATCTTTTTATAGCATCACCGTACTCTACTTTAGCTTGATTCAATGGTAATGGTTTGTGTACACCCCACTGTGTAGGTTCCCAAAGATCAAATCTACATTTACGGCCAAGTAAAGTTCTAATTATACCTTTAGAATTAGCACGATTCATTACTGCTTCCAACATACCCTGCATGAAAGGAACTTTACCACGGAAGTCTTTTAACATTTCTTTTGCCTCTTGTGGTTCTAAATCCAATTCACGTGCAAGTTTATTATAACCCATGCCATACATAACACCCAGACCAATTGTTTTTGCTAATCTTCTATCCACTCCTGCCATGTCTGCTGTTTGTTGATGAAAGTCTAAATCTTTCTTTTGATATGCCTCTTTCACATCATGTGCACCTGGTTGGTCCACGAGGCACGCCCAATGTGTTAAGAGTCTTGGTTCTTGTTGCGAGTAATCTGCCTTGAGCCAATATTCACCCATTTCAGGAATGAATAATTTCCTAACGTCCTTAGCAAACTGACCACGGCTGGGTACCTGCTGTAAATTAGGATGGTTATAAGAGAACCTACCACTGACAGTACCACCAGTATCAGACCTAATTTGATTAATGTGTGCATGTATTCTACCATCATTTGTATAATTCATGAGGCCATGTAAAAATGTTCCTCTTAACTTATTTAGCTCTCTTGCTTGCATAATCAACCTAGGTAATTCATGAGGATGATCAGTAAGAAACATTTTTGTAAATGATGGAGAACCTGTTTTATCCGTCCTTTCGTAAGGTAAATTTAAAGCATCAAATGCTTTAGCTATAGAAGCTGCAGCCCATATCTCTACACTAAGATTTGTAAGATCTTTAATACGTTTCATTAACTTCTTTTCTTTGTTATGAAATTTTGTATTTAATTGCTCGCACTTAACAGTATCGAACCTAACCCCACGTCTAGTCATTTGAAATATTACATTAATTAATCTACACTCAACATCATACACTGTGGTAAGATTGTCTTTAACTATCTCCCAAGTTAATTTCTCATGTAATTTATATGTAAGATCTGCGTCAGCTTCTGCATACTCACCTACAAATTCTGCAGGTAACTTATACATTTCAGATTTTGGATCGACACCAAAAGCTTCTGCCGCTTCTTTTAATTTTTGCTCATTTTTAAATTCACCTAAATATTCATGTACAATGCTATTCAATGTATACGAGTATCTATTTTCATCTATTAAAGCTGCAGCAACCATGGTGTCATGTATTTTACCTTTGACCTCTATACCTAAAGACCACAACCAACCAATGTCATACTGTGCATTGTGAAATACTTTTTCTACAGCATCATTATCACAAATAGATTTTATATATTTAACAACTTTTTTTTCGTCCATGTTACCACCACCCTCGTGTGAAATTGGATAATAAGCTTTGAACGATGCGGTGGCTATAGCTATACCTATCACCTTACCTCTCTTAGTTGGCCAACCTGGTCCATGCTTTATTAAATCCGGATCACACGTTTCTAGGTCAATCGCTACACGTCCCTCTATGTTTGGAAACTCTGTAGGTGCAACCCAATTTGATGTAACTGTTTTATATAGATCCTGAGTCAATTATTTCTCCTGCTATTGCTGCATAACCTGCCATGTCGACAAAATTATCCATGTTTATTTTTTTACCTTGATTATTTCTAGATATTTTTAACAATATCATCATCAAAGCTACGTCGTCTGCAGTAATGCTAGCCATTGCTTGTAATTTTTTATCTAAAAAAATATTCCAATATTCTGCTATTTCTGCGTGATTATTAAATGCATCTCCATGAGATAAATTTCTATCTCTAGAGACTATTCTACTAGCTTCTTCTAGTATGTCTTCTTTTTTCATACTAGAATTTGAGCTAGAAATGCCTGTACTAAAACTCATATTATGAATCCTCCATCTCTCTGCGGCTGTATTATATGTAGATTTTCTCTAGCACGTGTTGCTCCTACATAAAACACACGGCATTCGTCATCCGAATCCTTTTCCATCGCTTCTTGTGATTTCCTTGATAAATCTGTAAGCAACATGACATTGTCTGCTTCTCCTCCTTTTGCACCGTGTATGGTGCTTATATTTATTTTAGGATCTTTTGATATTGTACCTCTAATTTCTATGGCACGTAAATACTCTTTATCTCTGTTACCAACCTTATCAAATGCTACATCCCAAGGCCTGCCACCCATCAGTAGTCCATGATGCATTACAAGTTCTTCTAGTTCATATTGTTCTTTGTCAGCCATCTTAAGATTTTTGTGTCCTCTCTCTACTCCTATTTGACTAGACATGTATGAATATATGTCTCTTATGTCTGCCAAAGGTACAATTTCACCACTATTTAATTTTTTCCATGACTCCACAGCATTTAATAATTTTGCTGATATAGGTAATTTATTATTTCTTTTGTACAACATACCTTGTAATCTTATGTCACGTTCTATTTCATCAAGCATATAATTAGTTCTAGCCATAACAAGCCAACTACCTGGATCTTTTAAATTAACACTGTCTGAATAAGCATGATATTGTACTAATCCAGCTCTTTTTGTGCCTTTCCATTGTTTATCTCTTCTTAATTTTACTCTATTTATTATTCTAGCTGATAAATTTTGAATAACACTAGAACATCTAAAAGACTGTTTTAGTGTTTCTACTTCACCTGGTAACTCAATAAAATATTTGACATCAGCACCAGCCCAATTGTATATCGCTTGATCATCATCGCCACTTACATATACTTTTCTTGCATTTTCTGTTAGTTTGTTTATCATTCGCCACTGTAATTTACATAAGTCTTGAGCTTCATCTACAAACACAACTTCTAATTTTGGCACTGGACCAGAATCTATATAAAGTTCTATCATATCCGTAAAATCAAATACTTCTTTTTTCTTTTTAAATTCTTCTAAAGATCTTTGTGCACGAAGAAGAGAGTGCCAAGACATGTCTTGTAAATTAGATGTGTTATAATGATGCTCTAAATTCATGCACTTCATACGAGCTAAATTTATTTCATTAATTAAAATGTTATCTGTAGTAACAACACCACCAGCTTCTGCACCATCAGTAACAGATCCTAAATCCATACCAAATGTTTTTGCAAACTCTTTGTAATTATCACGTGACATAACTTCTGACTTTGTTAACCCTAATTGATGAAATGCAAATGAATGCAATGTTCTGAAATATGGTAGATGTTGTTCTTCCAATTTAAACTTTTTCATTGCCCGGTCACGAGCCTCGGTTGCCGCCTTCTTGGTAAATGCAACAAAAGCTATGCGGTCAGGCGATGTGCCCTTTGCTAACTCTTGTTCTACCAGGTTTAATAAATTATGTGTCTTACCTGTTCCTGGTGGTCCTAATATTATCTTTGTTTTACTTTGCATGTCCCATCTCTTTCTACAAAAATAAACTTCA